TCGAACACAAGACCCACATCGACTGCAAGCTAAAAAAGCAGAGAGAAAAAGAAAACAAGATGCAGAACATAGAGATGAAGTGAGAAAGAAGAGAGAAAAAATGTCTCAATCTGATAGGGATTGGGCTGCTGATAGAGCCGCAGCCGCACAAGCAGCTGGATAATTCACTTATTAAAGGGATAGAAAAATGAAACTTATATGCGAATTACAAGAATCTGTAAATTATGAATTTATTGAAGAAGGTGCTAAACCTAAACAGTACTTCATTGAAGGTATCTTCATGCAGTCTGAAAAAAAGAATAAAAACGGTAGAGTATATCCCTTACCTATTCTTGAAAAGGAAGTCAATAGATATGTTAAGGAATATGTAGAACCAAAACGTGCATTTGGAGAACTTGGACATCCTGACGGCCCAACAGTCAATCTTGATCGTGCATCACACATGATCACCTCTTTAGTTAAAGAAGGTAAGAATTTTGTTGGACGAGCAAAGATTTTGAATACACCAAATGGACAAATTGTCAAATGTTTGATTGATGAGGGTGCAAGATTAGGTGTTTCTTCAAGGGGAATGGGAACATTAAAACAAGATGAAAAGAACTCTCAGGTTGTACAAAAAGATTTTTATCTTGCAACCGCAGCAGATATTGTTGCAGATCCTTCTGCTCCTAATGCTTTCGTAGAAGGTATTATGGAAGGTAAAGAATGGATTTGGGATAATGGATTTTTGCGAGAACAAGATATAGAACGGGCAAGGAATAATATCTTAAAAGCCTCTTCCAGAGAACTTGAGGAAGTAAAATTGAACGAGTTCAAAAATTTATTGTCAAAACTATGATTTTATAAATATTAACAGTATAAATTACTTATAACTTTTAGGGGTTTCAATGTCTATGGAAAACACAAACCAAGAAGAAGTTCTGGAAGAAACTGAACAAGAAGAACTTGTTGAAGCTCCAGAACAAGAAGAAGAAAAAGAACAATCAGAAGAAATTCTCGCCGAAAAATCCAAAGTGAAGGAAGGTGAATTGCCTCCTGCTTTACAAAAAGCAATTGATAAGAAAAAAGGTAAAGATGATGACGAAGATGATGATGATGATGACGAGGATGATGACGAAGAAGAGGACGAATCAGTGAAAAAAGAAGAAGTTAAAATTCCTTCTACTAAAGCTGCTATGATTAAAGCCCTTTTCGATAAAGTCAATGGTCTGAAGAAAGAAGAAGTTTCTGCGAAATGGAAAGACCTTATGGATGTTGCAGAAGCAGAAGATTTGGGTGGAGAAACACCTCAAGATGCAACACCTTTTGGTGACACAGGTAAAATAGGTAAAAAGAAAAAGAAAATTAAAATTTCCATGCCTGAAATCAATGTTAAAGAAGATATCGATGCATTGGTTGAAGGAGAAGAACTCTCAGAAGAGTTTAAGGCTAAGGCTTCTACTATCTTCGAAGCCGCAGTTCACCAGAAGGTGATGGAAATTGCAACCGTAAAGATTGATGAACTCGAAAAAGAGTATCAAACCAATCTTCAAGAAGAGATTGTTTCATTCCGTGACGAATTGACAGAAAAAGTCGATGGTTATCTCAACTACGTAGTTGAAGAGTGGATGAAAGAGAACGAAATTGCACTTGATAGTTCATTGAAAAGTGAACTTACTGAAGAGTTCATGACAGGTCTTAAAAATCTCTTTACTGAACATTATATTGAAGTTCCAGACGAAAAATTTGACATCGTTGAAAGCCTTTACGACAAGGTTGAGGAACTTGAAGGAAAATTAAATTCTCAAATTGATGATAACGTTCAAGTTACAAGTGAACTTAACGAATATCGTAAGGACAAGATCTTGGAAGAAGTTTGCGAAGACCTTGCAGACACACAATCTGAAAAGATGAAATCTCTCGTAGAGGGTGTTTCTTACGAAGATGATGCAGATGATTTTGAGAACAAAATTAAGACGATTAAGGAAAGTTATTTCCCGAATCAAACTAAACAAGATGAAAATGTTGAACAAGAAAGTGATGTCTCATCTGATGGAGAAGAAGTTTCTGAACCTAAGTTGAATAACATCATGGAAGCATATAGTAAAGCTATTGCTCGTAATTAATAATAATTTTAAGTTTTTTTAACAATTTAAGGAGTTTTAAAAATGCAACTCTCAGAAACAATTAATAAGAAGTGGGCTCCAGTTCTGGATCATCCCGATCTTCCTAAGATCAGCGATCCATATCGAAGAGCAGTCACTGCTATGTGTCTTGAAAATGTTGAAAATCAATATGCTCAAGATCAACAAGGTGCAGGACTCTTGACGGAGGCAACACCAACTACTGTGATGGGTCTTACTGACACATCCGCATCATTAGGTGGTAGTGCTGGAAACCAAACCCATATAAGTGCCGATTTCGCAGATCCAGTTTTGATCTCAATGGTTCGGCGTGCAATGCCTCAACTCGTAGCATACGATGTTTGTGGTGTACAACCTATGTCCGGCCCAACTGGATTGATTTTCGCTCTCAAGAGTCGAATCAATGACATGACAGGTGCGGAATTGCCCGGAGTCAATGTTGACTCAGTTACAAATGAGTCGGGTGTAACAAATGCAGGTGATATTGTTAAGACGCCTGGTCTTTTGATCACTGCTGGAACTGGTACTGGACAAACCCAAGTAGAATTTGCTGCATCAAGTGCTCTGGAAACAGACGCTGGTGAGGGCGATGTTAGTGGTGAAATGTCCTTCTCGATTGAGAAGATTTCAATCGCCGCTGGTACACGTGCCCTGAAGGGTTCCTATTCAATGGAACTTGCACAGGATTTACGTGCAGTTCATGGTCTGGATGCAGAAGCAGAACTTGCTAACATTCTGTCTATGGAAATTCTTGCAGAAATCAACCGTGAGGTTGTTCGTAAGATTTATATCAATGCCGCAGTTGGTGCCCAAGTTGGTGTAACTACTTCTGGTCTTTTTGACCTTGATACCGATTCCAATGGACGTTGGATGGTTGAAAAGTTCAAAGGTCTGATGATGCAGATTGAAAAAGATGCAAATCAGATTGGTAAAGACACACGAAGAGGAAAAGGAAACATTCTGATGACTTCATCTGATGTTGCCTCTGCTCTTCAGATGGCAGGTATGTTGGATTATGCTCCTGCAATGAGCACAGATCTGAATACAGATACCGCATCTTCAACTTTTGCCGGAGTTCTTAATGGTCGGTATAAAGTATATGTTGATCCATATGCTGATGCGAATGCAGCAGAATTTTATTGTGTAGGTTATAAAGGTGATTCACCGATGGATGCTGGTGTATTCTATTGCCCATACGTTCCGTTGCAAATGGTTCGTGCGGTTGATAGTTCTAGTTTTCAACCACAGATTGCTTTCAAAACACGTTATGGTCTAGTTGCAAACCCATTTGCAGAAAATGCAAGTGCTTCAACTGGTCGTATGACAGGTGTTCTTGGAACTAATCCTCACCTGAATGTATATTACAGAAAAGCTGCAATTACCAACTTGATGTAATACTTGACCTACATATAGTAGGATTTCAGAAAGGGAGTGGAGAAATCTACTCCCTTTTTTTGTTTGTAGTGATAATTTTCCAGTGAGGCCGCAATGATTATAGTGATAGGGAATGGTCAATCAAAATCTGTTTCCGATTTTAATCTTTTCAAAAAACATATTACGTATGGTTGTGATTACATTTATCGTAAATTCATACCAAACCATTTAGTCTGTCAAGATATTGATGCACAATTGGAATTGATAACTAATGACCTAACGAAAAAATACAAATGTTATTTTAGAGGATTCGATTTAATTCCAAGTATGCATTATGACATGCTCAAACAGACAACCAATAAAAAATATAAAATCGGAGAGAATCAACCAAAAACGGATAATTTTATTCAATTTGCACATGAGGGAGTTATGTATTTCATTTGGATTGATTCATCTGATCCAACTGAAAATATTGCTTGGTGGTCAGATACTACATTTGAAGAATGGGTTTCTGATACAGTTGCACTCCGTTTGGCCGCTCAACAAAATCCTAGTGAAACATTTTTTTATTGTGTGGGGTTTGATTATTATCACGATCAAACAAAAGATGGTATATTTCTTGGATCTTCTATTACAGAATTTCATGATGAAAAACAAGATTCTTGGATTGGTCAACACAAACACATAGAAGAAGAATACCCAAATTCTAAATTTATTTTTGTTGGAAAAGACATGGATTATGGCGAGTTTGAAAATCTGTTGAATAAATAGTATAGAAGGACTAAAAAGGAAATTCATGGCCGCAGCAAATAAAATACCAGACAATTTAAACTATCTTTCAAATATCAGTTTTCGACTGACAATGCAAGATGCACCAAACTTAACTTGGTTTTGTCAATCAGTTAATGTTCCAGGCGTTTCTATTGATGCGATAGATTTTCAAACTCCATATTTAAATATACCTCATGCTGGTGCAAAAGTTACATTTGAAGAATTATCGGTCAGATTTATTGTAGATGAACATTTGAAAAATTGGATGGAAATTTATGACCGAATTATTGCATTGGGTTTGGCAGAAGGGGGTGAAAATTATCGTTTACTCAAAGCAAAATCGGACTTAACTCAAAGGGGAGGAACAGTTTCAACACTTGTTCTTACTGTTTTGACAAGTGCAATGAATCCCCAAATGGAATTTCATTTTTATGATGCATTTCCAATATCTTTATCTTCTCTTGATTTTGACAGTGCAGCTGGAGATTTAGAATATTTTACTGCTACCGCAGGATTTCGTTACGTAAACTATGAAATAAAGAATCTATTGAATAACTAAAAAATTATGAAAATTGAAGACATTATGGAAATGTGGGGGGAGGACTCTCACATTGATGATAAAGATTTGGACAACGAATCTTTGAAAATACCCAATCTACACCAAAAATACTTAGACATATATTCCAAAGAAAAACGTAAACTTAGTGATCTTAAAACTCACTGGAAAGTTCTTTTTCAACAACGTTGGGAAGTGGTTATTTCTAAGAACGGCCGAGCGCCCGAACACAATATACGAATTTCAAAATCCGAATTAGAAAAACATTACGTTGCAGCTGATGAATCATTGCAGAAAGCGGAGAAGATATTGAATGAACAAGAAGGAAAAGTAGATTATCTGAAATCGGTTCTTTCAATGATTGAGAATAGAAGTTTTCATATTAATAATGCAATCAATTGGAGGAAATATGT